ACTACCTCTTTTTCTTTTTGTTCTTTTTCTTCTTCTTATCTTTTTTCTTTTTTTTCTTTTTCGCCATTGTATTATCCTCTATTAGATTTTACTGTTAGCTAGTTTATTTTTTACTTCAGCTTGATAAGCAGGGTCTTTAGCATATCTAGGGTCGGACATCGCTTGTGTCACTTGAGCCCAAGATGCAAAACCTTGCTCTGCACTAGGAGATGCTTTACCTTCAACTAATGTAGGTTCACTTCCTGTTGATTGTGCATATCTTGCTTTAAGTCCTACTACTGCTAACTTCACAGCTTCTAAATCTTTGCTGTTCACCGCAGTATTGTAAGCCTGTTTTTCAGTTTCAGTTAAATTTTGTCCTGCCCAGTCAGACATACTATCATATGCCTCTGTGCCACCAACTAAGTTTTTAACTGTTGCTGATTGTTGGTCAGCTATTGCTTGTTGTCCTGCAATAAATCTGTCCACATACTCTTTTGGAATCCCTGCTTTTTCTAATGATTGATAAGAACCATCAGCAAGTTTACCATCTTTAGCAAACTCTTCNGAGAGTGTTTCCATATTTAAACCCGCACTGTCTACAGCCTTTGTAGCTATATCTAAATCAGATTTAGGTTGTTCTACTTTTACTTCTTCTTTTACTTCAGTCTTTGAAACTGGGTCTACTGATTGTTCAGTAGGTTGAGATTGCTCACCAAGTTTTTTTTCTAATTCTGAATACGATTTGACTAATTCATCAACTGAGTTGAATTTTTCAGGCAAACCTTCAGGTTTACTTTGTGTAGGCTTCGTCTCTTCCACTGGTTTATCCGTAGTAGTTTCGGGACTTGTTATTTCCACTTTATCTACCATAAATTTTTTCTCCTAATTATTGTGGTTTTGTTATATTACCTGCAACCGCAGGAACAGCTTTCTCTGCCATTTGCATCATCTGCTGTTGTTGTTGTTGCTGTTGCATCGCTTCTTGTTCAGCCGCTAATTCTTCCTCACTCTTAATTAAACCTTCCATCTCTATACCTAAACTGGTAGCGATACGTTTAATTAAATCCGAAGAATTTAATGATTGAACTACTTGTGGATTAACCTGAGCTAGATTAACTATCTCAGCCACAAATTCTCTTAATTTTTGTAAATCATTTCCTCTACCTAATGCTTCAATACCTGTAATAATTGTAGGTGTAACTGCATCTTTAGGTAATGGTGGAATTTCTTTTGATTCTTGCATACGTTTCATTAGTATTTTAACTAATGGAAGTTGAAACTCTTGTGATAATAATGAGTATACTCCACCCATAGCAGTTTCTAATTGTTCTGCCATATATCTAATTTCTTGAGCTGTAACTCTTTCAGCATCTCTTTGTATTGCAGTATGTAATAAGAAAGCATAAGACATACGCTCTTCTAATTTAGCAATACTTCTTTCAACTACTTGTAAATCATATTGTTTTTGTGCTTGTAATACAGAGACATCATCTTCAGAACCAGTAATAATATCACCATTTCTAGTAAGAGCTAAATCTCTTTTCTTTGTTACAGAATTAGGTTTAACCATAAATACTATTTTAGAAGAAGCCGCCGCACTTTCAACAAGTGCTTGAGATAATCCTTCTAATGATTTTAAATCTCCTAAAAATTCTTCAACATATCCTCTACCATAATCCTCGCCATCAACTCTAACCATTCTTAAAGCGGCATAAGGCATTTGGTCTTTAGTGAAATTTCCTACTGATTCAGGAATTTTAATTCCATTTACTTCTTGACAAATATAAAATTTATTATTTTCTAATCTGTAAATATGTGTATATAATTCTATGTCTTCATCTTTTTTATACTCAGGGTCAGTGANTAACTTTTCCATTACTTCAAGTGGAAGACTTAATGGGCTAACACTTTCTTTAATAACTATTTCTAATATGTTTCCTGAAGCATCTCTATTACATACAAAATTAGTAATAGGAAACACTCTCATAGTTCCATCTTTAGGAAGATAAGTTAATACATTTCCTGCTACTATTAAATGTTTAAGAGCTTCAAACACACTAACTCTTAAAGCTAATTGTTCAATCTTTTTAGAAACTTCTCTTTCAATATTTGCTAGAGATTTTTCTATTTCAGTTTTTAATTCTTTATTTTGTTCAAGTTCTTCTTTTGTTTTGCCACTTACTGCTAGTCTAAAAAAGGGGGAATTGGGTGGTAGTAATAAAAGAAGTAGCTTAGACGCTAAATTGTTTACGCCTCTAGCTCCTACCGATTGGAAGGGGTTGTATAATTTTGTAGAAGAATTGAAACCATCTACGGGTATTAAAGAAGAGATTGTTAATTCGCTACATTCTTGAGCTCTATCTACAAATTTTTCTCTCTTCTCTTTTAATTTTAAATATCGTTCTTTTGCTGTAGGATTAACCTGTAGCATTGTTTCGTTGCTCTTTTTAGTTGCCATTTATATCCTTATTAAACAGTAACGCCTGAACTAGAACCAGTAGTAGTATAATTTACTCCTGTTTGTAGAGCAGATGTGCCTGATTTAGAAGCTATTTTCTTTTTCTTCTTAATATCTTTATCGGCTGTTACCAACTCTATTGGCTTTTCTATTACTTCCGACATTCTTGAAGCGACCTGAGCAGGTGCTCTTTGAATAGGTGCGGCTTGTACTTTCGGTGCTGACATACACATAGTATTATTATTTTATCCTCTCTTGTAATGTATTAATGAATCGTACTACATTCCTTTGACCTGCTTTAAAATATACTGTCTTAGTATCATCTTTTAATTCAGGTGATTTCTCAGGATATAGTTTATTTAGTAGTTCTACCAAGTCTTCTGACTTGTGAGGTAAAACTAAATCTTCATTTTCGTCCATATTATTCTTCTAAAAAGGGCACTTTAGTTCCATAACTTGCCCGTTGTAGTTCCTTTGTTATATTCTGTTGCTCTATTCTCAAAGAAATTAGCGTGTTCAACTCCATTTAACACCCAATCTAACCACCCTAAAGGGTTATCTTTGACACCATAATTAGGTTTTAATGATAGCTGAAGTAGTCTTCTATCCGCTATATATCTTATATATTTCTTAACTTCATCAGAAGTAAGTCCTCTTATACCACCCATTTCAAACGCTAAATCAATGAATTTATCTTCTAATTCTACCATATCTCTAGCTGTTTGATAGATAGTTTTCTTAAATTTATCAGTCCATACTTTAGGATTTTCTTTAATTAATGTTTTAAATAATTTAATCATACTTTCAACGTGGTGTGTTTCATCTCTAATACTCCAAGTTACTATCTGACACATACCCTTCATTCTTCCATATCTTTGAAAGTTAAGTAGCATAACAAAGGACGCAAATAATTGTAGTCCTTCACCAAATGCAGAGAAACAAGCTATGTCTCTAAGGAAACCTTCAACTCCTTTTCCTTTATCTTTAAATAAATAAGTATGTTTATTAGCCATTTCTTTGTATTCTTGAAAGGCTTTGAAATCTAATAATGAAGGTTCACCAAGTGTATCATTGAGTAATGAATAAGCGTGAGCGTGATTAGCTTCACTGGTTGCAAAAGAAGACAACATCATTCTAACTTCAGGTGGTTTAAATTTAGGAATATAGTTATCTAAATAGGCTTTAGCTATATCCACATCACCTTGAGTAAAGAATTTTAATATTTGATTTATTAAATTTTTCTCTTCTTTTGTTAATCGTTCATTCCAATCTCTTATGTCCTCGTGTAAAGGAACTTCACTAGGAAGCCAGTGCATTTTTTGCATAGTATCATATGCGTTAAAAGCCCAGTCATAATCAAATGGCTTGTAATAATTTCTTTCTGTAAATAAACTCATCGTGTTAATAATTCAATCCCTTCTATAATAACTAATGCTCCTAATTCTAATGCTAAAATGGTATGATAAATAGTCCATAATACTGTTTGCTTTTCTTTATTAACATATATTACTTTTTTATTATCAGTATATTCTACTTGTATAACATCAGGTATTTTCTTAATCTCTTCCATTATCACTCACACGCTAAACAATCCGCATCAGGAAGAATCTCTCTTTTGATTTTCTGTGATACTAATTCTGCTCTTTTAATTGCTTCAGAACGACAGTAGTAAAGAGTTTTTAATTTACGTTTCCAAGCTATCATATGTATATCGTGTAGTTCTTTTATATCCACATCAGCAGGTACGAATACATTAACACTTTGAGCTTGACAAATAAACTTCTGTCTATCTGCGGCGTGTTCTATTATCCATTGTTGATTTATCTCAATAGCAGTTTTAAAAATATCTTTTTCATAGTCTGATAACTCTTTGAGATGCAAGACCGAGCCTCTTTGAGAGACAATGGACGACCATATATCATCATTATTTATTCCTTTCTTTTCTAATAGTTTTTCTAAAAATTTATTCTTAACTAAAAATGAACCTGACATTGTTTTCTGAACATAAGCGTTAGCTCTGTAAGGTTCTATTGATGGTGAAGTAGTACCACAAATAATTGAAGATGATGCGTTAGGTGCTATAGCTAATAGATGAGAATTACGCATACCTGTTCCTTCCATATCAGGAGCTTCTCCTCTTTTAACTGCTAACCTTTTTGATTCAGCAACAGCTTCCTCTTTTATCTTTTTAAATATTTGTAAGTTTTTTGATTTAGCTAAAGCAGATTCAAATGGAATGTTTTGTGATTGTAAATAAGCGTGAAAACCCATAGTACCTAAACCAATACTTCTTTCATTGTTGGCACTAAATCTAGCTTTAAACAATTCATCGGGTGCATAGTCAATAAAGTATTGTAGTACGTTATCTAAGAAGCGAATCATATCAGGAATAAATAAACTATCTTTTTTCCATTCTTCATATTTTTCTAAGTTAAGGGAAGATAAACAACAAACGGCTGTTCGTGTTTTATTAGTAGGTAGGGTTATTTCGGTACAAAGATTAGAGTGTTTAACACTTAATCCTAAATCTTTTTGTGTTTGTGGTAGTCCTTCATTTATAGTATCTGTAAAACAAACATAAGGCTCACCTGTAGCTACACGATTCTCTAAAATTTTTTGCCACAAATCTCGTGCAGATATTGTTCTTACTTTTAATTTTGTATGTGGGTCTATTAAACTCCAACTGTCATCATAGGTAGGTTCTTTAATACATTTATCTATAAGTTCCATAAAAGTATTAGGAACATTAACTCCGTGATGTAAGTTTAAACATTTTCTATGTATGTCACCACCACTAGGTTTTCTTATATCTAAAAATTCTAATATTTCAGGGTGTGTTATATCCATATAAGCGGCATAACTTCCTCTTCTAGTTTTACCTTGTGAGAAAGCTAACATTTCTGAATCTACAACGTGCATAAAAGGAATAACACCTGAAGATTGAGAACCACCTGAAGTTGCTGTGCCATCAGACCTAACATCTCCCCAATATCCTGCAATACCACCACCAACAGAAGCTAACCAAGCGTTTTCTGTGTAGTGTTCAGCAAGTTCACCTCTACTATCGCCAACATAACTTAAAAAACAAGAGATAGGCATACCTCTTTTAGTTCCTGCATTACTTAAAATAGGAGTAGAAAACATACACCAAAGATTAGAAACATACTCATACATTCTTTGTGCCATTTCATCACTATCAGAAAAGGCTTGAGACGCTCTCATAAAAGCATCTTGAGGTGACTTCTCATCAGGTAATAAATACCTATCCTTTAAAGTAGTCTTGCCAAAGTCTGTTAGTAAATTGTCTCTTTCGTAATCCATTATTTTTTAAATTGTCCTGAGTTGGGTGTGTTGTTTGCTATATCATCAAAGAATTTTTCTGTTTCTTTATCTATAGGTTCTAAGTCTTCTTGTAATTTTTCTGATTCTGTTTTTTCTTTTTTAAATATTCTATCCCAACCTTTTTTGTAGGATTCAGTTGGTTGATGTATCGGATTTCCTGC